TTTCAACATCATCTGTAATAAAAATTGAGTTTACTGTACTTATATTATATTTTAAGATTAAATTGTCAAATTTATCGGCATCAATATTTTCTATAATTTCTTCGACTAATCCTAATTTCACTAAGAAACCAAATTTAGAATTAAGTTTTTTGTTTGAGTAAGGATTTTGATTACTTGAATATATTAATACTTTATACCCAATATATTTACAATTAAGTAAAATATCATAGTTATTGTCCCCGAAACTCTTTGCTCTTTCTGTATCATTTATTTGTTTATTTTTTCGATTATTAAACCGCCAGTTTCTTAAAGAGCGGAACAAAACACATTTTGCTAGTTTTAAACTGAAATCAAACAAATTATCATTTGCCGGTATGAAAGCGTATTTTTTTGTCCCGTAATTCTTCATTTAGTGGCTTTATGTTTTAAAGTTATTTCATTTTTCTAATTAATAATGTTTTATATCCAAAAAGTTACAAGGTTGTAAAGAATATATTAATTAATTGTAGAGCGGTAATTTTGAATAAACCATAAAAATACCACTATGAAAGCCCTAATCCTATCTCTATGCACGATCATCATTTTTACAAAATGTAGTCATACCCGCCTTGTAACAGAGCAATTTATTAAAAATGAAATTGAAAAACACGAGAATAAAGAATTTAGTTCGATACGGATTTACTCTTTATACAAGAAGAAATTAAGTGATTTTACTTTTATAGAGCTTTCTGGGTATAAATATAATGGTGAAAAGAAATTAGTAATTACTGTAGATAAACTCAGCAATTTAAAAAAAGCTTTTAAAGAAGACGAAACTAAATTGCGAAAAACTAGATTTATTGTACTGGATGAGGAACAGTGCAAAGGGATTTTAAATACTTACCTAGATTTACGAATACGCATAGAAAATGAAAAACAAAAAAGAAGTGAAGATATTTATTCTGACTACACGGTATCAAAAGACTTATTTGTGAGTTTTAAAAGAATGAGTAAAAATCAAAGAATGGAGAAAATGGACTTATGGATTAACGGAGAAAAGTACACTGTTGTTACAAAGGAAATTATTACTAAACTGAACAAGTTTATTGAATATTAGACATTGATGAAAAAGATAAAAATGAAAATCCCTCCAATAGACTCATCAAAGAGTTTACAGGAGAGGAAAGAGGTAATAAAAATCCATTTGATGAATTGGAAATCGAACAGAACGAAAAAGAATGATGATACAAAAAAATGTTTGAATAGTGTTTGCAACTTCTGAGGAACAATACTTACTGGGTATTATTTATTTCTTCCTTTCGTCCTTTTTTAATTGATTTAAATAATGATTAGTCTTTTTTAAATGTACTCCAGCCTGATTTTTTAAGTTTTCAATGATTTCATCTTTGGTTTTATTATCTCCCTCCATTATTTTAAATCTATCCAACAATGCTTCAATTTCTGGAGTAAAATGATATCCTTTTTCTTTAATAGTTTTAGCAAAAACTACATATTCGTCAAGTTCAACGACAGCATTAGATTCAGTGCCATCAGATTCTGAAATTTCTTTAGTTACTTCATGAGTTAAATGCTTATGAATTGCATCATTTAAATCATACCCTAATCTTATTATGTTTTTATCCTTTAAATCAACTCCGGCATCCACTAATTTTTTTAAGTCATCCCAATTATGATTTACAACTTCAATCAAAAAAGGATTATCAAATAGATTTACTATTTCTTTTGAGGAAATGGTAAATACACCAATTTGATCAAATATATTTAAAAGCGCTGTAGGATTAATTGTTATATTTTGTTTAATACCTATTTTGAATGCACATCTAACAGTTCTTGTTGAGGAGGTAACTAAATAAAAATCTCCTGGTAAGATAGTTGGAGTAATTTTGCTACTATCTTTTTTATTCAAATGCATTGCTGTTAAAAATTGTTTAGCATCTGTGTCAGCAATTTCACGATTTTCTTCTGGTGTTCTGTATAATGCTTTATTAGTATTTATAGTTTCGTTATAAATTGCTTCTGATAAATTTTTAAATTGTTCATTTGGTATAACACTTAAATCAATTTCTTCGAGCTTTTTGAAAGCTATTGATTTATTTACATTCAATTTTATTACTTCACACATAAATTCATATGGTGAAGTTTTTTCATAATAATTAGCTAAATATTTTTGAAAACTGGTGCCTGGACTCAACGCACCACTTTTACTAGCAATATAATAACCTTTTACAAAGATGTTTCTGATTTTATCTTCAATTATTGTATCGTCAATTACATCAAACGCATTTTTAAAATATGTATAATTCCCTTCGGCAAATTCAGCGTGCTTTATTACTTCAAAAATAATATCTTCATTTACAACTACATTACAACCAGATTTAATTAATTCTGAAATTAATGATTTATATATATAGCTAGTTTTAGTTTCCTTAACAATACAATATAAAAGAAAGTCGGTATCTAACAAAAACGTTTTTTTGGAAAGATTTGTAGTTTGAAATTCTTTTAGGGATGGATCTAAGCTCATTACTTGCGCTCCAATAAATGCCTTTGACCATTCTGCTAGAGTATCAGCTTGAGGTTGTAATGGTTTTTTTATAACCTCACCTAAACAAAAAACTAATATCTCGCCTAGTTCTTTTGGTAATGATTTTTTTACAATTGAAGTTATATCCGAATTTTTATCAATTGTAAACTCAAATGACTTAAAAAGCGGATTAGGTTTTTCATCACAGTATTCTAATCCATGAAGTCTGAAAAACAAGCCTAATCCTTTTTTAATATTTTGATCAATAGTTATTAAAGTATCTTTATCAATTTTGTCATTGTATAATGATTGAACATTTGATATTATATCATTAATTAAAGCTTTTGTGCTCTGTTGAATTTTTGATGTTGCTGATTCAATTTTACCTATTGAACTTTTACTAGCCTCATACTTACTACTATTAGTTTTAGATTTAGAAACATAACCCTCTTTAACTAGTCTTTCAACAGCTGTAGAAACCATAGGATCAGGGATTATCTTATAAAACTTTACTTCAAAAGTATTTACTATTTCTTGGATATTAGCCTCTTTTAAATCAACTATAATAGCCAAAACTGCCCTATCAAATAGTGCTTTCCTTGTGTGATTGCTACTTTCATTAAAGGTAAATAAAATAGAACATTTTAATAAAGAATTTGTAAGAGTATCTGATGAGTCTTCGGTAAACAAAGTTCTTTTATCAAATAATTTACTATTTAGTTGACTATTTAGTTCGCCAAAGTACCTTGAAAAAAGAGTTGGATCTGATGATAATGCTAAAGCAAAAGATGACTTTTCAATAATTTCAAGCTTATACTTATTTTTATATAATGTGCGTATTTTTGTTTTTATTGCCTGCGTATTATTTATTTGATTAGACGTAACAAGAACAACTTCATTAAAATCTATCCCATTTTTAATTAACTTTTTAAAAGTATCATATATTTTAGCATTGATATTATCTTGTAACGTCACCTGAAAAATAACAGTATGAGTTTCATCATCATCAAAATACTTTACCAATGCGCCATCCATGCCTTCGTCATCAATACCACCAACCGGTTTTACATTTTCATAACCATTAAGTTTTAAAACTTCTAAAGAAAGTTGCTCAAATTTTCTGAAATCAGTGTTTTGCTCTAAGGCATAATCGATTAAGTCCATCATTATTAATTTTAAATAATTTTATGTTTTCTAATTACGGTTGAATGGGGGGATTAGAACTATTATTTTGCCAAAGTGTATCGAAAATAAATTCTTTGTATCGTCTTTCAAAATCCTTGTCAGTTGAGAATTTTTTGAATATTTCAGTTTGAGTAAATAAGTATCGTTGCATTAACTCCTCCACTTTTTTATCAGATGATATTTTTGCATTTTGTTTGTCAGGAGAAGTAGTAATGGCGTCCATTATTTTGCTATCAGCCTTCATGTCAGCAGGAATATGTTGTGTTAAAATTTCATTTACTTTATCCTTATCAGTCCAATCAACATCACCAAATCTCTGATTAAAAACTTTAAGAATATTTTCTAATGTATCTAGTTCGGGATCCGATGTACCGCCACCAACACCAACTGGTATTGGAGTTACAAAACCTGGATCAGCCACCAACGATATTTTTTCTGTTCCTTGTTTTGAAGGACGGTAGCTATCCATGTCAATAGACTCAATAATCCCTTGAGCTAAGTCCTCATTTTGGTCAATTGTAAGTTTAGGTAATAAATATTTTAAATACCACCATAATTGTTCCCAATATTGATTATTGAAATCAAGCAATTTTGCTAAATAGCTGTAAGTTCTTAAAAACGATTTTACTTTAATTTTAAAATCTATTTGTTTGTCTTTATTTAAATCAAAATTAAAAATATGTACAGCTGAATCAATTATTGGGTCTAAGGTATTACGATCCGCATTATTAGAATATTTTTCAAAAAAATCTTTTACAATATCTTCATTGTAAACTTCAAATTTTTCCAAAGCATCCAATAAATCATTTAATTTATTAGCACTTGTTTCTTCGCTTAAGATTGTTGAAGTAAAATAAGGATCAAAAGCTTCTTTAATCTCTTCTGCTTTATTATAAAAGTCTAAAACAAAAGTGTCTTTTTTATAAGGCTTATATGCTCTGTTTAATCTTGAAAGAGTTTGTACTGCCTGAACATCTCTTAATTTTTTATCCACATACATGGTATGTAATAAAGGTTGGTCAAAACCAGTTTGGTATTTGTTGGCCACAATTAAAAAGCGATATTCTTTTTTCTTAAAGTTTTTAGGAATGTCATTTTTATAACTATCAAAGTTGTTCATTGAAACTTCGTCGTACTCAACTCCTTTGTATTCTTTCTTTCCTGAAAATGCAACAATAGCTTTGTATGGAGATTTTATTTCCTTCAAATATTCATCAAAAGCATGTTTATATTTTATTGCAGCCAAAATACTTTTTGTAACAATCATTGATTTTGCTTCACCATTTATTAAGTGTTTCACATCTCGATGAAAGTGATCAATCATTATTTTTGCTTTTTCAGATATTGCAAATTCGTGACCTTCTACATAAGCCCTTAATTTTTTTTGAGCCTGCTTCGTATCATATTCAGGATTTTCTTCAACTGCTTTTATTATTTTGTAAAATGAATTATACGTAGTATAGTATTGCAAGACATCCAAGATAAATTCTTCTTCAATTGCTTGTTTCATTGAATATAAGTGGAAAGCGTTGAATGCAATTTTATCTTCTCCGTCTTTTTTGTATTTACTTGGAACGCCAAATGTTTCTAATGTTTTGTTTTTTGGAGTTGCTGTAAACGCAAAGTAAGAACCGTTTTTTATCATCTTACGGTTTTCAATCAATTCATTGATTTTGTCTTCCAATGTTGGTTCATCCTGGTCTTCTGAATCTTCATTTTTATCAGATAGTACGGCATTCATTTTCGCAGAAGTTTCACCGCTTTGACTACTGTGCGCCTCATCAATTATTATTGCGAATTTAAGAGAACCTAAATCCTCCATTTCTTTTAATAAATGAGGGAAAGTTTGGATCGTGCAAATAATTACTTTTTTCCTATTAGTAATTGCCTCTCTTAAATTCGTTGTTTTACTTGCGCCATCACTTGTAATTGCAGCGACAATGCCTTTGGTTGGAGAAAATTGCTGTATTTCTTCACTCAACTGTTTATCTAAAACAGTTCGATCGGTAATTACGATTACAGAATCAAAAATATTATTTGATCCGGTTTTGTCAAACAAACCGTGTAATTGATGCGAAAGCCAAGCAATAGATTTTGATTTACCAGAACCTGCTGAATGTTGAATTAAATATTTTTGTCCTATGCCATTTTCCTTAGCGTGTGCTAATATTTGTTTAACAGAAGTGAGTTGATGGTAACGAGGAAAAATCATTTTCTTTTTCTTCTTTGCCGTATCCTCGTCTGTTTCTTCAATTACTTGCGCGAACTTATCAATGATATTTGCTAAAGCATCTTTACTTAAAATTTCTTCCCAGAAGTAATGTGTTTTTAATCCATTTGGATTTATGGGATTGGCTGCGCCAAATGGAGGCAAAGGTTTGCCATCGTTTAAACCTTTGTTGAATGGAATAAATGATGATGTTTTACCTTTAAGTTCAGAGCACATAAATACTTGTTCTGTATCTGCTGCAAAGTGAACCATGCAACGAGCAAAAGAAAACATTTTTTCTTTAGGGTCCCTGTCGTTTTGGTATTGTCGAATTCCATTGTGAACAGTTTGACCGCTTAATGGATTTTTTAATTCACAAGTAATTACCGGAATACCGTTTACAAAAATGGTTAAGTCTAAACGGTTTTCATGACTAAGGCTATATTTCAATTCTTGTGTCACAGAAAATAAGTTTGCATCATAACGAGCGGCATCTTTTGTATTGTATGTTGATGAAGGTTTATGGTAAAATAAATCAATAGTTTTATCAATGTGTTTTATGCCTTTGCGCAGCACTTCAATAACTCCTAATTCTTTGATTTTTTCATCTAAACGAATTAAAAAGGCACGTTCGCCTTTTTTTTGAATCATCTCAAAAGCATCCTTTTGAGTAGCCTCAATAAAAGCCAATACTTGTTTGGTATTGATACAAAACTCACGATCGAACTCGTTGGGCGAAGTTTCAATAAAATTATTTTCAGCTACCAAATAATTGGTAATAAGTTGCTGAAAACCTCTTTCTGATGTATCTGTAAATTGCATAATTAAGTAGTTTGTAATTGAGGAACACTGCATTTACCTGTAACTAAATCTGTGATTAATGCTTCTCTGTATTCTTCAAGTTTTATTTTTTCTTTAGCAAAACGTATTTTCAATCCTTCAAATGCCTTAAAATCTGATAGCATGCTTTTAATGACAGTTGCATCAGGAATGGGTAAAATCAGATTTTTAAAATCATTCCAATTGATATTTTGCCCATCCCTTATTCCGCTGATAACAGTATTTAATAGCGAAATTAGTTTTGGCGATTTAAAATAGTATTTGTAGAAAGCCAAGTATGCTGCATTGGTATATTCGCTCTTCAATCTGATAACATTGTATGCTGGACTTACAATTCCTCTGTAATTAGAATACTCAATACCTCCTTGAAAAGAACGAAGGCTAATAACAAAATCATTTTCAATTACTAATTTTAACCCTTCATAACTATTTGGCGAGACAAAATTTTCATCACATAAACTTTTAGGAATAACCCCTCTATCTTGAGTCACGGCTAAAAGTTCCTCATTAATCTGGTTTTTAATATTTACTTCTTCAAAAATCCATTTTGCTTTTTCTTGTTTCCAAGTTTTATCATCATTTACAATAAAGAATATTTTTTCTTCTAAAATCTTAATTAATCTTTCTTTGCTTCTGATTAGTTTATCAATTTCGTTGTTTTTTTTGTCTAAATAACCTACAATGATATTTTGGATTTCCAAAGGTGGTATGATGCTATACATTCTTTTAAAATCACAATAACGCAAAGGCATCTGTCCATCTGCAATCCCATAAGCATAACGTTCTGCATAGTTTTTATAAAACCCACTCCGGAACATATAATAATAATAACGAGAATTTAATTTTACAACTTTTCTTGGTTTTAACACTGTGCAGGCAGGACTTACGATGCCTTTATAATTGCTGTAACCTGATGCGCCTTGTCTGAACCTCATGCTATAAACCAAGTCATCTGGATAAACCAATAAATACTTTGATTTATCAAGTGTAGAAGAATCCTTTTTATCCAAATCAGCTTGTTTGATGACACCTCTTCCGATCGTTACCGAAAGCAATTCTTCTTTTTCATATCCTCTTTCAATACGTTCTTGGAATATGGCAATGTTTGGAAGCAATTTCCAACCGTCCGGCAACTTATTTACATAATCATAAATAACAGGGTTATATTTTTTGTATGGTTTTAATGTTGCCATTAGTCGTTTATAATTTCATTTAAAATTCCTTCTGTTTCTTTTTCTAATTCAAAAATCTCTGCTGTAATTTCTTCTATACTGCGCGGGGGAATATAGTTGTAGAAATAACGTGTAAAAGAAATTTCATAGCCTTTTACCGTTTTATTTTCATCAATCCAAGCATCAGGAATATGTTGCAATACTTCTCGTTCAAAATACTCATTTATATCCTGATCTAAAGGAACGTTTTCATTATCTCTTAAATCACTATCGCTTTCATAAATAATAGTTCCGTCTTTCTCCGTTTTCTTAATTACCCTTTCTGCATCTTCGTTTTTCCAAGTAATTGCATCTAAAATGCTTTTTAAAGCTTTTGCATCAATACTTAACTTTAACTCTTTAATAGTTTTATCAAGTAATGGTAAAAACTTATTGTAATCATCAAATTGTTTACTATTTAATTTATCAGCAATTTTTTGTGCCGCTTGCATCAGTTCTAATTGTTGTTTCCAATGTTCAGTGCTTAATAATTTATTTTTATCAATAGGTTTTAATTTTACTTCGTTCTTATTTATGTGAGCTTCAATTTTATCTTTGATTTTTTTTAAGTCTTTATACAAAACATCACCAAAATGAGTGTAGGCCCATTCCATTTCATCATAAATACTTTTATCGAATCGTAAAGTAGCAATTGCTTCAGGAGTAAATTTTACAGATAATCTTAATGGGCGTTCAACAGTTATTTTATTATAACCAAAATATTCGTTAGGGAAAATTTTAGATATATCGTTTTCCACAAAGTCCATATACAAGTTTGTAATAGTATCAATGTGTGCTGGTTTCATTTCGCAATTCTTTTGCCCTAAGTTCTTACGCAATTTTTCATATAAATCCATTGCGTTAATTAATTGCACTTTGCCTTTTCGTTTGGCTTCTTTCTTATTTGACACAATCCAGATGTAAGTGGGAATACCTGTATTATAGAAAATATTTTTAGGTAAAGCAATAATGCATTCCAACCAATCGTTTTCAATAACGTGCTTTCGTATTTCACTTTCACCTCCACCCGCATCGCCTGTAAATAAAGCTGAGCCGTTATGAACAGTAGCTATTCGACTACCCATCTCAGTATTATGTTTCATCTTGCTCACCATATTCGAAAGGAACAACAACTGTCCGTCAGAAATAGAAGGCAAGCCAACTTTAAAACGAGAGTCTTTAATGTTTTCTTTTCCTTTTTTGCCTCTATCATCTACAATAGCATCTTCATCAATTTTCCATGTTTTCCCATAGGGAGGATTTGAAAGCATAAAATCAAAATGCAAATGAGGAAAACCGTCTTTTGCCAACGTTGATCCGTAAGCAATGTTTTCAGATTTTTCTCCTTTAATCAACATGTCGCTGGTACAAATTGCATAGGTTTCAGGATTTACTTCCTGTCCATACAACATAAAATCTGCTTTACTATTTGTTATTTCCAATGCAAAATTCTCAGCTTCTGTAAGCATTCCTCCACTACCGCAAGCTGAATCATAAATTAAATAGGTTCCTTTTTTTATTTTATCTTTTACCGGTGTAAATAAAATGTGTGTCATCAATTTAATGATTTCACGTGGCGTAAAATGTTCTCCGGCTTCTTCGTTATTTTCTTCGTTAAACTTTCTAATTAATTCTTCAAATACATAACCCATTCCTAAATTAGTTAATGGCGGTAAGATTTCGCCTTTACTATTTTTTGCTTCATTTGGGCTAAGGTTTACCTCTTTGTTGCAAAGTTTTTCAATGAGCATATAAGTTACTCCAGCTTCTTTCATAGTTTCCAACTGATTTCTCAGTTTAAACTTGCTTATGATTTCCTGAACATTGGGACTGTATCCATCTAAATAAGCTTCCAGATTAGTGTCAATATTATCAGCATCATTCATTAAGGTTTCAAAAGTGAATTTTGAGATATTCCAAAATGAGTAACCTGATTGATTTTCTAATGCTTTTTTATCGTCAATTTTTTGTTTTACTAAAAATGCGTTCGCTTCTAATACTTTTTCTTTTGAAGGAACAAGTAATGCGTCTAAACGTCTTAGTACTGTAAATGGTAAAATAATGTCGCGGTATTTACCTCTTACAAAAACATCTCTCAGCACATCGTCGGCAATGCTCCATATAAAACTAACTATTTGATTGTGTACTTTTTGGTTCATTATATATTATTTAGGGCTAATTAAAAAAAGAATTGAAACTAAAAATAAGGAAAATTAAAGTATAAAGGAGCAGATAAGTTTAATTTAATACTGACAAGCACTTTTGCAGTATTGCAAACCCTTATATAAGGGTCTGCAAAGGTGCAAAAGACGTTTAGGGTTGATTATCAGATAAGTAGTAGATAATCTCACGGTTTTCTGTTTTTTTACAAAGGTGTTTTACGGTTGTATCATCCATAGGAATTAAAGTATCGTTGGTTAATATTGTTTTTAGGCGAACTTCAATGGTGCGTTCTTTGCAATTTAGCTCTTCAGATAATTTTTGAATTAATATTTTGCGGGGCATTGGTTCAGTTAAATACGCTCCAATTAGTTCAAGTGTTGAATCTAAAGATGCTTTTTGGTTTCGGGAATCAATTGCGCCCTGAATGGTATCATGTTCTGCTAAAATCAATCCTTTTTCAGTATCGGAATATTGCACAAAAAATGGATCGTGCTTTTTGGAGCTACGGCATTTTAGGTAGGTTACTTTTAATAAATCAGTATTATGGTTTTGAGCATCTTTTTCAAAACCAATTTGCATTACCGTACTGGCTTTGTTTAATATTTCAGTACCCAAATGACCGCGAGCTTTATCGGCACTTCCTGGGTTTTCATGTATCAAACATAAAAAGGTAACGTTGTAGCGGTTAATAGATTGATTCATCATATCTATTAATTTCATACTGTCTTTAGTGTCATTGAAATTAAAAACACAATCTGTTATTACATCCAGTACAATAAAAATATGCATGGGGAATTGCTTCCTGATATGCTCTAAATAAATATTAAGCATATCAAAACGATCTTCTCTTCCAAATTCGAGCAATGAAATGTAATCGAAACCATAAGGATGGTCTTCGATTGGGTAGCCTGCTTTTAATTGTATTTGCTGCAATGAATAGGGAAGCTGGTCGGATAAATTACGTTCGGTATCAACATAACAAACTGCGTAACGCGTTAATATGTTTGTTTTAAAATGTAATAAATCACGATTGCTTTCAGGTGTTTTTAAAAGTGATGCACAAATGGTTTCAGCAAGGCGTGACTTGTGCACGCCTGCTTTACCTTGTATGACATTGATGGTTTTAGGAAAGAAAACAGGATTTTCTTTTTGCCATAAAATAGGTTGGCTAAAATTTATTGGTTTGCACTTATTTTCTTTAATCTTTTTTTGAGATTGGAGTAATAGAGCAAGTTTAGACTTAGCCCCATCAACTCCGCCATTTAATGATGGCGGAGCTGGGTTGTGGTTTTTTGGTGCAGGGATGTCAAACATGTTTTTTAGTTTTATGATTTTGTTCTCGCCCTTCGACTCCGCTCAGGGTGACAATAAAGTTTGAGTTATTGGTAATAAGATAGAGCCATGAAATAAACTTTGATTTGTCCGTTTTCGTAACGAATAGTTGCGGACCAATCCTTAGGAGTTTTGTTTTGCATATTGGTTTCCTGATGGATGCAACTTTCTAAACTCATAATAATCATCTTGTAATTATTATCTTCTAATCTGAAAAACAGTTCAGAGAAATAAGCGAAGCGCAATTTATCTAACTGGAGTTTTTCAAATAATTTATTCAGTTGGTTTTTATCTGAATTGCTATCGTTAAAAAGCTTTAGGTAATAATTGACATTGCTTTCTAAAGATTTTTCATCGCGGGCTATAATTGCTGAAATTTGTTGAAGCAATACTGGCCAAGTAAGGTCGTGTAGTGTTTCGCTGTATTTTTCCATGTTGCACCTCCTTACTTTTTAAATGCTTTGATGTAATGTTTTTGCATTAACTCTTCTACGTCAGATAATCTGTAATAGATTTTGTTGCCTACTTGTGAGAATGAAATTTTCCCTTCATCACGCCAGGTTTGCGCCGTGCGTTTAGAGATTTTCATTAACAACAAAAATTCCTGATTATCAACAAAAACCTCTTGAGGTTTTTTATTTTGATGATCGATTTTTGTTTTGATTTCCTCAATTGAGGCTGTTAAACTGTTGAACTGTTCTTTTGATAAGATTACTGCTTCCATAATTATTATTTTTAATTGATTATGGAGCAAATGTGCGCAGATGTAAAAAGTCTATTGGTCTCGTTAGGACCACAATAGGACTTTTTACTTTGGTAAGTTTCTGACTTTCAGATTGATTCTTTTTTCTGAGGATGGTCGTTTCTCTGGTCGGGAAACATTTAGAATTGTTTTTACTGTATTTAAACTTAATGCATTTCCATTTTTATCAATAAAATTATTGGTAATGAATTGTGCTAAGTCGTTAGAAGCAATATTTAACAATGGTTTACCTTCGATTGTTATTTCTTTTGTGAGTTGAAAAAATAAATCTACAAATACATTTGTTTGGCAATTAAATTGAAAAAGTCCTATTGAAGTCCTACAGATTTCTGTAGGACTTTTTGCGTTTTCCGTAGGACTTTTAGGACTATTAACTGCTTGACTATAAATAGTATTACGTTTTTTAGATAATTTTTGTTGGGACTTTATCAGTTGGATTTCTAAAATTATTTTTTCATCGAAAGTCATTTCATTTATATCAATAATCTTTGGTTTATTTTGTAAATATTCTGTGCGTGCCTCCATTAAATAGGAAAGCTTATCATCATAATTACTATACTCCTTTATCTTATTTTTTAATTCGTTAAAGTTAAAGTGTGTAGTTGTGGTTTGCTTTTGTTCAATGGAATCACGCATGACTTCAATAATCATTAATGCTTTTTCAATTTTAATTATTTGGTCTTTTGTTTTAAAAAGTTCCCGGTTTAAATCAATTAGTTTTTCGAGTTTATTCAGCCAAACAATTGGATCATTTAATTTACTGCATTGGTAATGAATAAAGGGTTTTATCTTAGATTTATTTAAAGTAAATAGTTTGTGTAACAAACATTTACAATATTGTTCTTTATTGAATTGCCCTTTGACTAAGAAATTAGAAGCTTGACCTTCTTCGAAAATAGTTAAATCATAGACGCCAGCGTCAAATTGGGCAACATCAACAAAGGGATGTTCTACAAATGGAGAACAAATAACAGAATTATACATAATAGAAATGGAAATTTTAACTATTAGCTAAAATAATGCAATTTGATAAAGTAAATAATGCATTGTTTATAAATATAGCAGAATGTTGCTATAAAAAATAGTTGTTGAAAATTTAAGAGGCTGTTAATAAGGATTGTTGAAATCAGTTGAAAACATCCATCGCTTTATCCAATTCTTCATTTACGATTTTAGCATAAATCTGAGTTTCACGGATTGCAGAGTGCCCCATAAGTTTAGAAACTTTATCAATGCTTATTCCCTTTTTTAAAGCACGCGTTGCAAACGTATGACGAGAAATATGAAAGGATATATGTTTTGTGAGTTTTGCTTTTTCTGCAATTATTTTCAAATTTTTGTTTATGTAAGCATTTGCAACTGAAATATTTTTATCCATTAGTTGCAAATCGTTTTCATCTGCTTCATTATCAAGCATAGGAAAAATATGATGTTCTTTAACAACTTTTTTAGGTTTATGCTTGTTTATTATTTCCAAGGCTTTTTCCGGTATTTTGATTGAAATTTGATTCCCAGTTTTTTTAATAGTGAAATTAATGTGAGTGTTATCTAAGTTCTTCCATTTCAATTGCAATACATCTGACACTCTTAATCCCCCACAATAAGCAGAAAAAATAAACATATCCTGATGCAATTCTAATCTTGTTTTAGGAGTTGTTTTCACTTTTGCAAATGCTGCTAATTCGTCTTCAGTTAAAAATGTTCGTTGAGTTTTCTCAACTTTCATTTTATGTTTTAAAAATGGATTGAGTTGAAATTCAATTAAATCTAAACGAATGGCATCATTAAACACTTTACGTATAAATTTAAGGTCTTTGTGAATAGTGTTTGTTTTATTATCCCATTTATCTCTGCAATATGTATCATACTTACCTAAAAATTCCGCTGTTATATCCTGTAAAAAAAGAGTTTTTGAACCATTAAATTTTTCAACCTTATTAATAATGGCTTGCGCTTTATCATGCGTTCCAAACATTTTTTGAGCTTTATAATCAGCCAATGTTTGCAATGTGAAAATGAAAAAATTGGTCGGCGGCAATCCATTAATTTTCTTTTTTAATCCTTTTGCTGTTATTGATTTGTTGGCTGATTCAAGGTTTAATGCCTCTTTTTCAAGTTCTGCCCACTTATCTTTAAGCGTGGCATTATTTCTTGCGCTATTTGTAGCGCTAGGCTTTATCCTGGAGTTTTTTTCATCCCAGTGCTTTGGGTCGATAGAAATACCTGTTGAAATTTTACATTTTATTCTATCTTTGATGATGAGGAAATTAAGCGGCATAGTACCATCTTTCTTTTCCTTGTCAGTCCTTAGTATTAGTGAGATTGTAGCCATTTGCAGAGGTTTACATTATGTTGCATAAAGATACAAAAAAGGGGGGAACAAAGGGGGGAACAAGTGCTATATTTTTATGAACATAAATGGATGCAACAAAGTTCATTATGCTCCGAAATCATTGATAACAAAGCAAATTGATTTTTACTGATTTATCTGGATGTCTAAAATTAGTCCCAGCAGGATCACATCCGTTCTTTTCGGAAACAATCAAAGCCTTGTAAAACACAGTTTTTACAAGGCTTTTTTCATTTATCTATATCAAACTAAATCAAAACATTTTAACTCTTTCGGTTACCTATTCGGTTACCTCTTTCTTTTCCTATTTTTGGTAACCGAATTACACGTAAACACTTGATTTTGTTGGCTTTACAAAGACCAAACTTTTGCAAAACAAACCAAAAATTAGTGTTTAATCGGTTACTAAAACAAAAGGTAAAATGAAAGTAAAACAAAACCTATCAATTCTTATTTGGGCTAACCCTTCAAAGAAAGATAAAAACGGACTCTATCCATTGAATGCAAGAATTACAATTGATGGCAAACGCTCAGAAATTTCCATTGGTAAAAAAGTACATCCTGAAAAATGGGATAAAATTTTTGGAGTGCTAAAAGGAAAAGACTTAGAATCAAAAACTTTTAACAGCCATTTACATCAAGTGAAATCCGACATTAATGTTCACTTTTTGAATTTAAGTGCCATTACCGAAAAAGTAAGTCCGCAACTTTTAAGTGATACTTATTTGGGCAAGGAAACAAAACTCAAAGAAAAAACCCTGTTAGATGCTTTTGAATACCATAACAGAAAGTTTAAAGAGAAAGCCGAACATGGTTCGGTATCTATGAAAACGTGGACACGGTTTGAAATTCTTAAAAACAAGGTTATTAAATTTATGAATGAAACCTACAAAGAAAAAGATAGAAATTTATCCCTTGTTAAACATTCATTCGCTACTGAATTTGAACACTATTTAATGATTAAGGATAATTTGGCAACAAACACTTTAATGAAATACATTAAAATGCTAAAAACTGTTTTAAACATGTGTGTTGCAAATGAGTGGATTCCATCTAATCCATTTACCAATTTCAAATGCACTTACACTCCACCAGATAGAAATGTACTTACAAAAGAAGAATTACTGAAGCTTTACGAAAAAGAAATGCCAAATAAACGACTGGAAGAAGTGCGTGATGTTTTTATGTTTGCTTGTTACACTGGCTATGCTTTTGCAGATTTAGAAAAATTTGAATACAATTCAGTGACTATTGGAATTGATGGAGAGTATTGGCTAAAAACAAATCGTGTAAAAACAGATACTTCCGAAAACGTAATGATACTTGATATTCCAATGAAAATTATTGAAAAATATAAGAGTAACGAATATTGTATTACTTACAATAAATTATTACCCATTATCAGCAATCAACGTTACAATGGTTATTTAAAAGAATTAGCTGGCTTATGCAATATTAAAAAACATTTAACATCACATATTGCACGCCATACATTTGCCACAACTGTTACCCTAGCTAACGGTATTTCATTAGAAAGTGTAAGTGCCATGCTTGGCCATAAAAGTATTCGCACTACACAAATTTATGCTAAAGTGGTTCAGTCCAAATTAAGTGATGAAATGAAACTGCTAAAAGAAAAATTAAATCCAACAATCAAATGTGAATTAGTTCCTTTGCAAGTCAGTAATTTATAGCCCAATAAAAAGTTATTAGTATAGCACTTCTAACTTTTTTATTATGAAACAGCACGCAGATAACTTAGCAAATCGTTTATTAACTGAATTTCAAAACATCGAAAATTTATCAATTGATAGGTTAGAAAAACTAGCAAAGAAAATTGAAGTTTCTAATATTTTAGTTCAAGAATTACACTCACATGTAACTCGGTATAAATTAATTGCCTCCGAAAAAGAGCAAATAACCTATTTTAAATACTGCCTTCCATTGCTAAAGAAATGGAGCTTTGCTTACGAATTTTTACACCAAATAGAAAAAGAAGCTTTACTAGGTACAACAGATATAAAATTGAGTTACTACACTTCGGCTTTTCGTAAATTAAACTGTAGTTATAAAATTAAAGAGAAAGAATTTTCATTAATTCGCCAATGCGATAAAAATTTCGAATTACAAACTCTCATTACTTCAAACCTCAATAATGACATTATTGCTTCGTATGAAGCTCATTTTATTGTGGAAAATTATTTAGTAACCATTATTGATAGCCTCAAAAACATCTCCATTCAAAACCCATCACAAAAAAATTCTATCCAAAATTTAAAATGGAATAAATCAAAAACAGATCTTGTTGAATTATCCTATTCACTCTATTACGGTAATTGCATTACCGATTTATCTACCCAAAAACCTATTCAATTAAACACCTTAATTAAGTTACTCGAAAACTTAGTTTCAGTTGATTTAAAGGACTTTAAGCGTTTGTTTTCCGATGTAAAAAAACGAAATTCTAAAGAAGCTTTTACCAAGTTCTTAAATCAAACTATTCAACATCAAATCGAAATTCATTTCAAATAAAAAATAATTCCACATGTGGTTTAGGGTGTGGAAAGAATAGAATTAAACCGCCGCATTTTTGCCGACATAATACTAAAACCAAGCAAAATGCCAATCGAAATTTTAACCAAACAAGATTTAAACGAGTTTAAATCAGAACTCTTAAATGAGCTAAAATCCTTATTAGGAAAATCAAAAAGTGCAACCCCACAAAAAGAATGGCTTAAAAGCCATGAGGTAAGAAAACTACTTGGCATTTCTCCAGGTACTTTACAAACCATGCGAGTTAATGAAGTTATTACTTATAGTAAAGTTGGTGGTATCTTTTTTCATAGCTATGCAGACATCTGCAAACTATTAGATGGTAAAAACAAATAGCCTTGCAAATCAATTACATAAAACACTTAAATGCCACCTTTAATATAATGGCTGATGATGATAGGCTTTCGCCTTTTCACATTAGCCTTTATATAACCCTATTTCAATTTTGGAACTTAAACAGATTTAAAAATCCGATAAGTATTGCTAGGCAAGAAACCATGCGCTTATCTAAAATTGGCTCTGTAAATACTTACATAAAATGTATAAAAGAGTTAGATAAATGGAATTATTTAAAATACGCGCCATCTCACAATCCCCTAAAGGGAAGTTTAATTTACTTGTACAATTTTAATACAACTACCGATAATGCTACTGATATATCTACTAATAAGAGCAGTGATAAAACTGCTGAACCAACTAATGATAATACTCATAAACAAGAAGTGATACCTTCTATAAACACTATAAACAATACAAATAAATTAAACAGTGTAAACACTTCCTCCCCCACTTCAATTAATAAAAAATTAATTAATTCAAAAAAAGATGATGAGAACAAAGAAAAAAAAGTTGCGAAAAAAAAAGAAAGACCAACCCTCGAAGAAATTAAAAATTACTTTGCCTCAAAGCTGTCAACAGAACTTGAAAGTGAAAAGTTTTTCAATTACTTTGAGAGTAACGGTTGGTTAGTTGGTGGTAAAACACCTATGAAAAATTGGCAAGCTGCTGCCAATAATTGGTTAATAAATGTGTCTAAATTCAACAATAATGGCAAAAACAAACAAACACCTCAACAAAATCATACAGCCGGTAAGCTCCACGCCTCAACAGACAAAAATTTTAGTGAGCCCTTATGATTATGAAAAAGTATTTGAGTTTTTAATTAAAAAAGGCAAACATGATTTTGGCGAAAACTTTGATATTTTAAAAAATGATAAAGTATTGATAATGAAATTGATTGCTTACTTTTTAGGTGATGAATTCATGTGTAATGAATATCAAATAGCTTTTAATAAAGGGATTTTATTAAGTGGTCCAATTGGTTGTGGTAAAACAACTTTGATGCACTTAATGAAATATTTAAACAACCAAAACCAAAGTATTTATCTGGTAAAATCTTGCAGAGATATAAGTTTTGAATTTATCAAAGACGGTTACGATGTAGTACATCGTTATACCCGACAAAGCTTTTATAAAAATGGCTCAAATGAAACTCCAAAACATTACTGTTTTGATGATTTAGGCACAGAAAACAACCTAAAATATTACGGTAACGAATGCAACATCATGGCTGAAATCCTTCTTTCTCGTTACGATTTATTCGTTAATCGCAAGCTCATAACTCATTTAACCACAAATCTATCGGCTTCCGAAATTGAAGCTGCATATGGTAATCGGCTTCGTTCTCGATTGCGCGAACAATTTAACCTCATAGCTTTTAGTAGCGAAACAAAAGACAAAAGAAAGTAATTATTAATCCTAAATTTACAACAACATGAAAAACATCTTAATCCTAATCATAATTTTCTCAAGCTTCAAATCTTTCTCCTGGAGTAAAGATGGGCATGAAATAGTGGCAAAAATTGCAAAATCATATTTAACTAAACCAGTACTCGATTCTGTACATAAATACCTCGACACGCTTTCCTTTGAAGAAGCTTCAACATGGATGGACGACCAACGTAAAAATCATGCCTTTGATTACCTAAAACCTTGGCATTATGTGAACATTGCTAAAGACAATACCTATGTTGAAACAGATAAGCCAAACCTCATAAATCAATTGCAACTGGCAATTAATAATTTAAAAAATCACAAAAAACTATCGGCTTCGGATATAGCTTTTAATCTTAAAATTGTTTTTCATTTAGTGGGCGATTTACACCAACCCCTGCATTGTGGCTATTTTGAGGATAAAGGCGGTAACGACATTGAACTCGAATACCTTGGCAAAAAAGATAATCTGCATCATGTTTGGGATAAACGCTTAATTGAAACAAATAAAATTGATTCGGCTTTTTGCATCTCTTTTATCAATAGTATGGATCCAAAGCAGGTAAAAAAAATGTCGAAAATAAATGTTTTGGATTGGGTTAATGAATCCCGCACTTTATTGCCCTTTGTTTATGAGTTTAAAGACAAACAATTAAATTCAGACTACTCCCTAATGAGCAACGAAGTTGTAACCATACAGTTAATTAGGGGCGGTATTCGCTTGGCAGCTATTTTAAATACCAGTTTTTCAAAATAAAGTACCGTTTTCCTCATTTTTTTGTAAATTTCCTATTTAATTTAAGCTTTTACTTTAGCGTAAAATTTATGGCCTTTTTTCAAAACTCAGTAATTAATAAATATATTCAGAACCTAGATAAGCAAACATTACAAAATGCTTACGCTAAGTTCAGAGCCCATTTCCATAATGCCACTATTCAAGAAAACATCAGAGGCAGTAAAGAAGAACAATATCAAGGCGAATTTTTAATTGATTTATTTGTTAATGTTTTAGGTTACACCAAAAATCCGACGCCAAATTTTAATCTAACAACCGAATACAAAAACGTTAAGGATAGTAAAAAGGCTGATGGGGCAATTATTATTAATGATATTGTAAAAGCAGTAATTGAATTAAAAGGCACTAATACAACCGATTTAAATAAAATAGAAGTTCAGGCATTTGGATATAAAAATAACCAACCGGAGTGCGAGTATGTTATCACATCAAATTTTGAGAAAATCCGTTTTTATATTGATAATGCCATTGAATACACAGAGTTTAATTTATTTACACTTACCGAAAAAGAATTTGAACTGCTTTACATCTGTTTATCTTATGAGAGCATAGCCAAAGGCCTACCAAAGCAAATAAAAGACGAATCAGTTAGCCAGGAGAGTTTAATTACCAAAAAACTTTACAATGATTACTCGCAATTTAAAAACGAACTATACCACAGTTTAGTAAAACTAAATCCTCAATACGAACCATTAGAGCTATTTAAAAAATCACAAAAATTACTAGACCGTTTTTTATTCATCTTTTTTGCAGAAGACCGCCAACTATTACCAACCAATTTAATTTTTAGAATTAATAAGGAATGGCAACAACTCCGTAATATGCGAATTGAAGTTTCGCTTTACGACCGCTATAAAATTTACTTTAATGATTTGGATTGTGGAGCAACCGTATCATTACCTGCATTTAGCCAAACTGCTAATAAGCAAGTAGAAGAATTTCAAATATACGCCTATAACGGTGGTTTGTTTAAAACAGATGATTTATTAAACGACATTAAAATTGAAGATGAATTACTATTTTCTCATACCGAAAAATTAAGTAATTATGATTTTGCCAGTGAAGTTGATGTAAACGTTCTAGGGCATATTTTCGAAAACTCATTAAATGATGTTGACGAAATAAAAGCACAGCTTGAAGGACAGGAAATAGATAAAACAAAAACTAAGCGTAAAAAAGATGGTGTTTTTTATACGCCTAAATACATAACCAAATACATTGTTGACAATACAGTTGGTAAGCTTTGTCTTGAAAAAAAGGAAGCATTACTAATAACAGAAAGCGATTACACCATAGATAAAAAACGCCAAAAGAAAACAACACAAGCGTTAACAGATAAATTAAATGAGTATCGTAATTGGTTATTGCAATTAACCATTTGCGATCCTGCCTGTGGCTCGGGTGCATTTTTAAATCAAGCTCTCGATTTTTTAATTACCGAACACAGATATATTGATGAACTACAAGCCAAATTATTTGGTGATGCATTGGTATTAAGTGATGTTGAGGGCAGTATTTTAGAAAACAACTTATTTGGTGTTGATATAAACGAAGAAAGTGTAGAAATTGCCAAACTATCCTTATGGCTTCGTACTGCACAACCTAACCGCAAATTAAACGATTTAAACAGCAACATTAAATGTGGCAATTCATTAATTGATGATATTGCAGTAGCAGGAGGTAAAGCTTTTAATTGGCAACAGCAATTTTCTAAAATATTTGATAAAGGTGGTTTTGATGTTATTATTGGAAATCCACCTTATTCTTATAGAAATACAATTTCTAATGATGAGAAAAAATTCTTTGAAAACAATTATATTTCTTATGAAGGGAATTTTGATTTATACAAATTTTTCATTGAAAAAGGCTTAGTTTTATCAAAGACACAAGGTTTATTTTCATTCATAACATCATCATCTTTTTTGATTCAAACCAGTTTTAAAAAACTCAGAAAATTAATGTTGACTAATAATGATTTGATAGAATTAATTCCATTAGGTCCAAGTGTATTTGAAGATGCGACAGTTGATACAGCAATTTTTATTATAAAAAAGGAATCTAATTCTAGTTTTATAAAAATAGGTAACCCAAAAAACAGCTTTGATATATTAAAAAGAGATTTTAGAATAATTAATAAGACAAGGTTTTCCGAAAATAAAGATTTTATATTCGATTGCAACTTATCTGATGATGCATTTAATTTTCTTTCAAAATTAGAGGAAACTTACAGTAAAATGGAAGATTGTTTTGACCTAGGTGTTGGTATAAATACTGGTTACATAAAGGATGAACTTGTGAGTAAAAGTCAAATAAATGAAAAATATCATCCTATGGTTCCCGGTACGGGCATTTCAAGATATGGGAAATGTATATCTGAAGAATGGATCATGTATGATAAAGATTTCGTGAAAAGCAAAGGAGACCGAGGTAGAGCCTTGCCTTTAGAGAAATACTTTACTAGTGATAAAATTTTAGTTGTTCGTACTCGAAATTTAAGTATGAAAAGACGAATAGTTGCAACGTTTGACAATGAAAAAAAATATAATTTGAATAGGTTATCTAATATAATTGCGCAAGGCAATAATTCTTTATTAGGCCTTTTAGCTGTATTAAATTCTTCTTTCTATAATTGGTTATTTTCTACAAAATATTTGGATTACGAAATAAAACCAGTTTATTTAAAAAAATGTCCTATACCTAATATTAATGATGAAAATTTAATAGATAAATCAAAGTTAATTCTAATGTTAAATAAAGAGTTAACAGAATTAGAAGATAAGTTTATTAGAAGTTTACAAAGAAAATTCTCTTTATCTAGTTTATCTAAAAAACTTCAAGAATTTTATTCGATATCATATTCAGATTTTATTAAAGAATTATCTAAAAAGAAAATTAAATTGTCTTTATCTGATGAGGCAGAGTGGGAAGAGTACTTTAATACAGAATCAAAAAAAGCATTAGAACTAAAATCAAAAATTGATGCAACGGATAAAGAAATAGACCAAATGGTTTATAAGCTTTATGATTTAACAGAAGAAGAAATTAAAATTGTCGAGGGATAAATGAGTATGATAAAGCCAAATATTATTAATAAAACTGAATGTTAAATAGCCTACTAAAAATTATGAACAGAATAATTATTTTAATTTTGATTATAACTTCAAATTTATTTTCTAATAAAATAAATGCAAAGCCAATTAATCTAGTTAAAGATGTTGATTTATCAACTTTTTCTTTAAAATATAAAGGAACTATTGATAATCGGCTTCATGTTTCTATTTTTTTAAATCAAATTGATGATAAAATCAAAGGCATTTATTATTACGATAACAATAAATATTATTTAACCCTTGATGGTACAATTGGTAAGACCGGTAATTGTATCATCTTTGAAAATAATTACAAGGGCAAAATTACAGGAAAGTTTGAAGGCATTTTAAATAATGATAAGTTTAATGGTACTTGGAAAAATGCAGATAATACAAAAGAATTAAGTTTTGAATTGTTAAACCAAGCACCCCTAAAAACTGGAGTAAATGGAGAAGTTCCTTTAGTTAAAAGTAAATCTAGTCCTTTATATGTTTTCTTAATTGGTGGTTTATTTGCTATGGGTGTAGGTATTTTAGTTTACCGTAAAAACAAAGCCAAATCAAAATCAATTGAAGAGCCAGTTAAAGAAGTTGTAACAAATAACAATAGTATTGATATTGATAAATTGAGCAGTAAAATAGTTCAAGATTTAAAAGAGGCAAATATCGGTTTGCCTAAAGAAAATCCTATTCTTAGTAAGGACGAAATAAACAAAAAGAAAGGAGATGATTTTGAAGTCTTTGTTATAGAAAGGTTTTCTAATAAATATTTTAAATGCAAAAGTTGGAGAAGCGATAAAAAAGCACCTAATCATTTTCCTGAATCAAATAAATATCCTGATTTAGAATTAGAGTTTAGTCACAAAGATTATAGCAGAAAAATAGCAGTAGAATGTAAGTTTAGAAGCAATTTTTCAGGTGGTTGTGTTGATTTAGGAAGTTATGATAAATTGCAAGAGTATAAAAACTTTGAAAGAGAAAACAACATTCAAGTATATCTTGTTTTAGGTGTTGGCGGTGAACCAACCGCTCCTGAAGAATTGTATTTAATTCCATTACCTCATATCGAATCTAATAAGCTATATAAGAGCAATTTAAAGAATGATTACATTAAATCACTATCTGCAAAGTTTTACTTCGATAGAAATACGGAATGTTTAACATAATCTTTTAAGTTATAACTAATACATAAATTTTGAAAAAACAGGCATTTAAGCAATATAGAAAAAACAAAAGAGGATTTAATAGATTTATTAAATCTATTGGTCGTGCAGGAAAAGTTTTTTATCCAATTATAAAAAAGACTACTGCAAATTCTAATATAAATAAAAAAAACACTTGCATTATTGATGAATTTGATTTATCAGAACCACTAAAATTCTTATTTGAAAATAAGAATTTCTTTACTGATAAGCCAGCGCATATTCCTAAGAATGGAGTATTAAATGTCCCTAAAATATTTTCGTTAGTAGAATCACCAAAAGAAAGTTTTCAATTCTTGAAAGACTTGTTATATACACTACGGTATCCTAAAAGCAAGAGGATAAAAATTAATTATAAGAAATGTGTGCGTATTGATCTTGATGCTTCTATTTGTAATGATATAATTTTACTTGAATTTATAAATGCCTTTAAATCATGTAATGAGAGGAAAATCATTTTAGAAACGCGTAAAATTAATACTGAAAACCTTATTAATGAAACCGTTTCAAAATTTTTATATGCAATTGGTTCTCACAAAATTATCGGGAATAAAAAAATTATTTTCCCAAACATTTTAACTTGTGATTTGACTATTGGCGATAAACGTAAAGGTATTGCATATAAAGACGTTGAAAGTACCAAGTTAGTTCAGCATATTGAGAAGTGTTTAATTAAAATGAATAAAAAATTGACCCAAGATGCGAGGGAAAATTTTGGAGAAATTATTGCTGAAGTAATTGCCAATGCAGAGGAACATAATAAAACAAATTTTCATTATTCAATTGGCCATTTTGAAGAAAATACTAATAATGATAAACATATTGGAAAATTTCAATTGGTGATTTTTAATTTTGGAGAATCTATTTATGAAAGATTTAAAAATCCCGAAGCTTGTAAAAACCAAGCAATTTTGGATGATATGAGGAATTTATCAGACAAATATACAAAAAAAGGTTTTTTTGGATTTTTAAATGGTTCCAAATTTGAAGAAGAAACATTATGGACCTTGTATTCTTTACAAGATGGTGTAAGTAGTGTTGACAACACTAGGGGAAATGGTACTATTAAATTTATTGAGAATTTTTTGGAATTAGCCGATGATGCAGATAGTAAACCTTCTAATTTTCATTTGTTTTCAGGAAATACTTTGATAAAATTCGATGGAAAATATAAGACCTACCCCAAATTTAATGCAAAAAATGAGGAATTTAAAATCATTCCTTTTAATGCAGAAAACACTCTAGACGAGAAACCTGACCAAAATTATGTTAAATTTGTAGATAATTATTTCCCAGGAGTAATGATTTATGCTAATATTTGTATTTCAAAAAACGATATCATAGAAAATGAAAAATAATATAATAGACCTCAATAATTATTTGTTTCAAAATGCATTAATATTTACTGGTAGAGATAGAGGTAAACAAGTTAGAAAAGATTCTCATATTAATGAAATTGAAGCTAGTTGTTCTGATGTAATAATTATTTTACCAAAAGACCTAATAACTTTGAGTCCTTCATTTTTGGAAGAATTCTTTTCTGATGTTGTTAAAAAATTAGGTAAAGATACGTTTTTGAAAAAATTTAAATTTGATAACCCTGGTGGATATAAAATTGAAAAAAATTTAGAAACTGCCATTAAAAGAATACTAAGAACTGGTAATGCTTTAAAATAAGTTATGTGTTGTTGTTGTAAAAATATTACCGAAAAAGTATCAAAATATATTGTTGAATTTAATTCTCCGAGTAGTTTTCTTGATGTTAAAATTGGGGATATTGCAAATATATTAATTGCTGTTTTAACTATTGGATTAAGTTTTTATGTATTTGTTTATCAAAGGAAGAAAGACAAAGCAGACCAGTTGAATTTTTTACAACAGAGTATACTTAGTACAAGGTTAGAAATGTATAAGATTCTAATAATTGAGCCAAATATTAGTAATTTATATACATTAATAGATTCTATTAGTGCAACTATACAAACTTTAAATGGTGTGACTATTACTCCCGCCATAAAAACAAGTACAATTAATACATTAGATATTAGTTTTAATGATTTTGAAAGTAAATTTATCGATTTACTTGGTGCAATAAATAGTAACCATTATAATCAGATGTTAAATTTATATGATATTATGAGGGATGATATTTCTGATCGAATTAATCAACTTCCAAATACCGCAATAAGTCCATTAGATGACATTTCAAACTCATTTTCTATTAATAAAAATAATTTTATTAATGCAATTTATAAATTTGATAATGTAGTTGACTAAATATTTTTCTTAGTCATATTTGTAATACAGTACCTAAAACAACCCCCATTCATCTTCAAAATCCTCTTTATCCATTTCCTTTATTTCTTTAGCCCATGCCTTAAATAATTGCTGAAATTCTTCCATTTCATCTCTAAAAACAGATACATGCCCTTTATCAAAACAGTTTAATGAGTTTAAAGTATGCGATGCCAATAATAAATAATCAGCATGGTGGCGTATAATTGAGGCATTTTGCATACATACAATATAACTACCCGAGCGTAAAGCTGAGTAAAGTTTTACTTTAATCATATTAAAACTTTCTTGTATGAGTTCAATATGGCTTGTTATATAGTCATCCTCTGTTTTAGGGTATTTAAGCAACACTAATAAGGTATTTGCTATTTCCATATTATGCACAGCCAACGGATGCTGCCTTGCATTCTTATGTCGGTTTTCTAATTCCCTTCTTTGTTCGCCATCAGGCAAATCTTCTGCATCCATTCCAAAGTCATCATCTTCGTCTTCGTAAGCCATGTTTTGTTTTTAAGTTTCTAAACTATCAATAAACGCCAATTCAGGATATTCAAATGCCAATTGCACCTCAGCCGTATCAGGGTTTTTATTTTTATTGGTAATGAGTTTTGAAATAGTATGTGCCTCCAACTCGCCTTCGGCAATTGGTTTCATTAGGTCAACTATTTCATTGTCTTTTAAGTTCAAATTAAGCCAGTCACGTTCAGTGCCTTTTGGTAATATAAAAGGCATTCGCATTTTGGCATTATGTATTTTACCCATTAATTCATTGGCAGGTGTTGTAATAATTGAAAATGTTTTTGTTTGTTCGCCTGTTTGTTTATTTACCCAATCATTAAAAATACCGCCCATGGCAAATACCTCACTATCCTTGTAATGTATAAAATAAGGATATTTCTGTTTGCCTATGGTTCGCCATTCATAAAAGCCATCAACTATAACCAAACATCTTTTTTCTCTAATCGAATTTTTAAAAGATGGCAATGTAAACACCGTTTCACTTTTGGCGTTCAATGTTTTTAATTGCATATCTTTTGCATCCAAATCAGTTTTACAAAAATCTGGTATTAAGCCCCAATTAAAAGCTGTAATGAGTTCAGGGTTCAATGTGCTTATAACTGGCACTAAAGGTTGTGTAAAACCCGATACATAATAGTTTGAAGGCACAGTTACAGCAGGATCAATTTTTGCTTTAAATTGCTTCTCAGTTTCTTTACTTACTTTTTTTGTTGATACGTTATAACACATGGTTTTTATTCTGTATAAATATAAGGTTTAACTAAATCTTTTGTCCTGTTCAATATCCAATTTTGCCATTTTTTCTACTTCAATACTCGGCACTCCAAATTCCTCTACAACTTTGCCCAACACTAAATAAACGCCCCAACCTTTAAATGGATAAGCTTTTAAACTTGGCGGAAAATGTGTTGTATCAAAGTAATTACCTTCACTATCTAAAAATGTACCAAAAGCCATTAATTTACTATTGGATGTTCTCAATGTTTTTTGTGTAACGTAATTGCCTATCATTCGTACTTTTTTACCTATAAATTTAGTGAGGTCGTTTGCTTTGCAATCTCCCCTCGATTTTGTTTTTAAAAGGTCAAATTCGCTCAAGCTTAACGGAAACTCCAATAGTTCCATTTCATCGTAAGCATCTTCTACTTTATTCCGTTCTAGCTTTGGCAATTTCCATTTCACTAAGGGCTCTTCAAACATACTTAGCGACACATCTTTACGCTTTAAATCCGATGGATTATAAATCATGTGTGCCTCCCACAATAACTCTCGTTTGTCCTGCCCTATAAAACGGAACGCATCAACACGTATTAAAATAATTAATTGCTCTAATGATATTTTAGTACGTATTTTAAAATTATCTAACGATGTATAGTTACCATTCGCTAAACGCTCATTCACTATTTTATGCGAAATTTCTTCGCCTAACGATTTAATATGAATAAAGCCCAAGAAAATATCTTTGTCGTAAAGCATAGTAGTATAAATGCTATTGTTCACACAAGGCAAGTGTACAATGCCTCCCAGTTTACGAGCTTCATTTACATAGATACGAGTACCATAAAAACCACCAAAATTATTAATAACAGCTACTATAAACTCCAAAGGATAATGTGCTTTTAAATACAAACTTTGGTAGCTTTCGCCTGCGTAACTTGCCGAGTGCCCTTTAGCAAAACTATAGCCTGCAAAGGATTCAATTTGTTTCCAAACTTTCATTCCTAATCCTTCGGGGTACTTTTGCTTTTCGCAATACTTAAAAAACTTTTGTTCTATTTCCTCAAATTGCTTTTGATTACGAGCCTTTCCGCTCATCATTCTTCGCAACACATCAGCATCTGATAAATCCAAACCGCCAAAGTGATGTGCAATTTTCAACACATCTTCTTGGTACACCATTACTCCATAAGTTTCTTGCAACTGTTCTTTCATTATTGGGTGCAAGTAATCAACTGTTTTTAATTTTCGGTGACGTTCAATAAACGACCCCATCATTCCACTTCGTGCAACGCCTGGGCGTATAACTGAACTTGCAGCAACTAAGGTCAAATAATTATCACAAAGCAATTTTAGTATGAGCATACGCATAGCAGGGCTTTCAATATAAAAGCAGCCTGTTGTATTTCCACTTACTAATAATTTATTACAAGCGTCATCAACTTTAAATTTTTCTATCTGATGTATATCTACTTCAATACCTTTGTTTATATAAATCAATTCCCTTGCTTCTTTAATATGCCCCAAACCTCTCTGACTTAAAATATCGAGTTTTTCAAAACCAGCGTCTTCCGCTATGTGCATATCAAACTGAGTGGTTTGATAGCCCTTTGGTGGCATATCTAAAGCAGTATAATACGTTAAAGGTTCTTCACTAATTAAAACACCTCCTGCGTGAATACTTCGTATGCTTGGAAAACTTTCAATGGCATCGTATTGCTCCAGTATTTCTTTACATATTTTCGATTCGTTTAAAGGTGATGTTGGGTATCTTATCAGTCTATCAATATCTTCTTTAGGTAAACCGTGTATTTTACCCATTTCCCTAATAATCGACCTATCCTGAAAAGTTACCATAGCTCCTAATAAAGCAGTATGCTTTGCACCGTAACGCTCAAAAATATAATCGTAAACAGCATCTCTATCTTTCCAACTATAATCAATATCAAAATCGGGTGGCGATTTTCTTTTAGGATTTAAGAACCGTTCAAAATATAAATTGAGTTCAATAGGATCAACGTCAGTTATTCGCAAACAGTAAGCAATAATACTATTTGCGCCACTTCCTCTGCCATAATGATAATATTGTTTACTCCAAGTAAACTGAATAATATCCCATGTAATTAAAAAATAAGCACAAAAGCCTAACTCACTAATAATTTCCAACTCTTTACGCACACGCTCCAACGCCACACGATTTGTTTTACTATATCTAAAAGCAAGTCCTTCAAAGGCAAGTTTCTCTAATAGTAACTTGTCTTCATATTCGCTACCTGTGTAAGTCTTCTTATTTTTAATTTCTTTAAAGTCATAATCAAAGGTGGCAATAGTACAAAGCTTTTTAGTGTTTTGTATAATGTGCGGAAAAGCATCAAAATACTCTAACAGCTTTTGTTTAGGCACTATGTACTCATCAATTCGTGCATAGTGTTCAGGCTTTAATTGCTCAAATAATAAATTAAGGTCAATGGCTCTTAATTTTTTATGTATCACATAACCTTGTTTATTTTTAAAAGTGGAACTTTGCAGTATTACATATTTTTTTTGCAACACTTTTTTCTCAACTACAATTTTAGTTAAGTCGCCCAACCGTACACCAATATATTCATTGTCTTTTAGCGGGAAATTAACTTTACCATAAGGGTATATCACATAACAATTTTCAAATACTGGCTTTTCAGGATAAGGCACGCCAGTTAAATTAGTTAAAGTTAAAAGTTCGTTAATTTCCCTAAAGCCTTCATTATTAATGGCAATAGCTACATATAACAGTTCATTTTCTTTTCTAAACTCAGCCCCTACAATTGGTTTAATGCTATTATCATAACACGCCTTTACAAAATGTAAAACGCCCGATGTGTTATTTATATCAGTTAAAGCAATACAATTGTATTGGTTGGTTTTGGCAATGTCTATTAATTCTTTAATGGATAATGTGCCATACCTTAAACTGTAATAAGAGTGGCCATTAAGTATCATGTTCGTTGGTATCTTTTTTTTCTTTTAGGCCAACGGCTTTGCCTATGGCTTTTTCTCCAAAGCGTAATCGTATTTTATCAAGGGCATTATATAAATTAATTTTCTCTTCAGTATCATCAAACAAATTAATTTGATTAAAACCCGAAACTAAATTGCTAAACTTTACGCCTATCAATCTAATTAAAACTCTTCGGTTATAATTTTTTTGAAACAGCTCAGTTGCTTTTTGCAAAAGCACATGGTCAGAAGCTGTATAAGGTATGGTTGCTTGAAACGTATGAGTTTGAAAATCAGAATATTTTAATTTAATAGTAACACAACCAGTAACCTTTTGTAATTTTCTTAAATCAAAGGCTAATGTATCAATCATAGCAACTAACATATTTTGCAATAGTTCGGCATTGGTAGTGTCTTTATCAAACGTAGTTTCTTTACTCATGCTTTTTTGCTCTGTAAAAGGCTCAATAGGGCTTTTATCAATACCATTTGCCTTACGCCATATAGTTGCCCCATTATCTTGCAAAACCTTTTGCATGGCAATCATGGGCATATTTTGAATAGTCTCAATTTTTGAAATACCCATTTTTTGCAAAGTAGAATTTGTTTTTTCTCCAATGCCAGGGATTTTACGAATAGATAAAGGAGCTAAAAAAGACTTTTCTAAACCATGTAGTATTTGCTTTTCTCCATTTGGTTTTGATTCGCTTGTAGCTATTTTAGAAACTGTTTTGTTTTCCGACATTCCAAAAGAAATTGGCAAGCCAGTTTCTTTGATGATTTTCTCTCTCAGCTCATGGCTCCAAAGCATGCTATTTTTAACATACTTATCCATACCAGTAATTTCTAAATAATGCTCATCAATACTTGCCTTTTCAAATAAAGGCGCTTCACTTTCTATTATTTGTGTTACAATATTTGAGTGTTTAGAGTACGCGTCCATATCTCCCCTTATAAAAATAGCATGCGGACAAAGTTGCTTTGCCATTCGGGTAGGCATAGCAGCATGTACACCAAACTTTCGAGCCTCATAACTACAAGATGCAACAACGCCCCTGTCAGAAGTACCACCAACAATTACAGGTTTCCCAATTAAAGAGGAATCCATCAACCTTTCTACCGAAATAAAAAAGCTATCCAAATCCATATGCACAATCGTTCTTTCCATCTACTTATTTGAATACTTAAAATTACTACACTTTAAAGTGATGTTTTGCTACAAAACGTAGCAAAACATTTCAATTGCATCTAAATGATTGATTTAAAGTAGTGTAGGTTATTAAATGTAATAGCAAATGATTAAGATTGAGTTATTTCATTATTTTTACTTAGCTTCAAATTAGATAGTATTAAAAATAATTTTATGTTCACAAAAATTGACATTAATCAATTTGGCATTTTCAGCGATTATCAATGGAATCCAAATGTTGGGAACAATCCTGAAAGTATATTTAAAAGATTAAATATAATTTATGGTAGAAATTATTCTGGAAAAACAACTTTATCAAGGGTTTTCAGATGTATAGAAAAAGGGGAACTACACAAAAATTATACAAATGCAGATTTCGTTTTTCAAGAATTAGATGGTGGCACAGTAACAAATGCCAATCTAATTCAAAAAAAGAGTGAATTAAATATTTGTGTTTATAATTCAGATTTCGTTAAAGATAATTTGGGTTGGTTGCATAATGATGATGGAACTATTGAACCATTTACAATTTTAGGTGAAGTAAATAATGATATAAATAATCAGATTAAGGTAATTGATGATGCACTTGGCAATTTAGAAGAAAAGAAAGGCCTGTTATTTGAACAATCAGAAGCAGAACAACTTTATTTGACAAAAAAGAGTGAACATAGTACTAAAAGTAATGAATTAGAAGGTACCTTAAAATATAAGGCAAATAATGAAATAAAAATAAACCCCAATCTATTTGTTCCAACTAGTAGTAAGAAAACATATCAAACAAATGATTTAAGAGAAGATATAGCTTTAGTGTTGGAAAATACTGAATCTTATATATTGCCTATTGAGAAAACTGAAACATTAAAATTAGCTTTAAAAGAAATTTCTTTGCCAAAAATAAACCCAATTGTAAATAAGAACATCGGTTTTACAGATCATCAAACAAAAGTAAATGAGTTATTAAGTAAAGTAATAAAACCTAATAAACTACTTACTGATTTAGTAAATGATTCTTTGCTACAAAATTGGGTTAGAGACGGTATCGAGAAACATAAAGAAAAAAGGGAAAGCTGTGCTTTTTGTGGCAATGTATTGCCGCCTGATTTATGGGTAAAGTTAGATGAACACTTTAATTTAGAGTCAGAAGCACTAAGAAAAGGAATTAAAAGTTATATAAAAACACTTCAAGCTTATGAGCCAATAATTAAAGAGTATTGGCAATTTAAAAAAGAAAATTTCTATTTAATTAATCAAGTAAACTTCGAAGCACTTAATCTAAAATGGAAAAACCTTAAAAGTGAATTAGATAAAAACATTAAATCTCTAATTGAATCACTTGAAGCAAGAGAACAAAATATATTTGAGGCTATTGAACCAAATACAGCAATAGATTTAACAAATGACTTTAATGATTTATTTACTTCACTAAATGAACTTATAATAGGTAATAACAGCAGAACTGATACCTTAGATAAGGATCAAATCACATACAGAACTGAATTAAGAAAATCAGAAGTAGCTAATTTCATTAAATCAATTAATTACCCAAGCAAAATTTCTGCCCTAACTTCCTCTGAATTAGCTGTATCAAATCAAAATGGTACGTTATCTGTAATTAATAATGAAATTAAAGACTTAGAAGAAAAGAGAAGAATACTAAAAGCGGCAGGTGATGACGAATCAAAGGGTGCAGAGTTAGTTAATACACACTTAGCTCAATTCTTCGGACATGAAGAGTTAAAATTAATTCCAGATGGGGTTGCACCAAACATTAAATTCAAAATCACTCGTGACAAAGTTGAAGCGAAAAATTTAAGTGAAGGTGAATGTAGTTTGATTTCGTTTTGTTATTTTATTGCGAAAATAGAAGATTTACTAAAAGATGATTTAATTAGTAAAAAACTGATTATTTATATTGATGACCCAATTTCAAGTTTGGACAGCAATCATATTTTTTCAATGTTTAGTTTAATAGAAACGATTATTACTAAACCTAAGAAATACGAACAATTGTTTATTTCAACTCATAACTTAGATTTTTTGAAGTACATTAAAAGGCTAACAAAACCTGATGAAAAGAATAGTATTAATCATTTTATGGTTGAACGACAGCATAAAAAGACAGAAAAAAAGAGTGTCATAGTTTCAATGCCATCCCATCTTAGGGATTATACAACAGAATTTAATTATTTGTTTGAACAGATTTACAATGTCTATAAGGAAGTAAAAGGCGATAAAAAAATCAAACTAGAAAACACATATCATCAACTTTATAATTTGCCTAATAACATGAGGAAATTTCTTGAATGCTATTTATTCTATAAATTCCCAAATACAGATGATCCTCTTAAAAATTTAGGTAAATTATTTGACAACCAAGTTCCAACTCTATTAAATAGGGTTATAAATGAATATTCACATTTAACCTATATCGATAGAGGCTGTAAGCCAATGGACGTTGAAGAAGTTGAGGAGTGTGCTAAATTATTAATTGACAAAATAAAAGAGAAAGACATTGAACAGTTTAATGCTCTAATGGAAAGTATTAATTAATTATTACACATTTTTATCCTGATGATTTAATCAGAGTTTTTCTTTTAAACAATAAATTGAAAACAGTAGTATTTCAATCTACTCCCCACGAAGATTATTGAAGCTGGTAAAAAGATTAAACTACCTTTAAAGATTCAGGCCTATTCAACCATTTTTTTTCGAATCATCATTCTTTTTCGTTCTATTAGCCTTCGCTTTCATTAAAATAAGTATTATTGCTTCCTTTCTCTCCTGCAAACTCTTGGGTGGTGTTATTTTTAAATTGTTGTTTTCGTTGGTTTTCATCTGTAATGTAATCTTGATTTAAATTGGATTGTGAAATTTTCATATAAAAATTTAATACTCAATAAACTTGTTCAGTTTACTAATAATTTCTTTTGTAACAACCGTGTACTTTTCTCCATTAATCCAAAGGTCCATTTTCTCCATTCTTTGATTTTTACTCATTCTTTTAAAACTTACAAATAAGTCTTTTGACACCGTGTAGTCAGAGTAAATATCCTCGCTTCTTTTTTGTTTTTCATTTTCAATACGTATACGTAAATCTAGGTAAGTATTTAAAATCCCCTTGCATTGTTCCTCATCTAGTACAACAAATCTAGTTTTTTGCAATTTAGTTGCGTCTTCTTTGAAAGCTTTTTTTAATGCACTTAGTTTATCTACTGTAATTACTAATTTCTTTTCGCTATTGTATTTATAACCAGAAAGCTCTATAAAAGTTACATCACTTAATTTCTTCTTGTATAAAGAGTATATCCTAATTGAACTAAACTCTTTATTCTCGTGTTTTTCAATTTCATTTTTAATAAATTGCTCTGTTACAAGGCGGGTATGACTACATTTTGTAAAAATGATGATTATGCAAAGTGATAGGATTAGGGCTTTCATAGTGGTATTTTTATGGTTTATTCAAAATTACCGCTCTATGTTTGATTGAAACATTCTTTACAACCTTGTAACTTTTTGGATATAAAACATTATTAATTAGAAAAATGAAATAACTTTAAAACATATAGCCACTAAATGAAGAATTACGGGACAAAAAAATACGCTTTCATACCGGCAAATGATAATTTGTTTGATTTCAGTTTAAAACTAGCAAAATTTGTTTTGTTCCGCTCTTTAAGAAACTGGCGGTTTAATAATCAAAAAAATAAACAAATAAATGATACAGAAAGAGCAAAGAGTTTCGGGGACAATAACTATGATATTTTACTTAATTGTAAATATATTGGGTATAAAGTATTAATATATTCAAGTAATCAAAATCCTTATTCAAACAAAAAACTTAATTCTAAATTTGGTTTCTTAGTGAAATTAGGATTAGTTGAAGAGATTATAGAAAATATTGACGCTGATAATTTTGATAATTTAATCTTAAAATATAATATAAGTACAGTAAACTCAATTTTTATTACAGATGATGTTGAAA